GATAACGCTGCTGTCTGAGACTGCTGGAACTCAAGTTGCGCCTGTTGTGCTTGCTGTGCTGCCTGTTGAGCCTCAGGGTTAGGCTGCTGCGCTTGCTGCATAGAGGCTATCAGTTCTTCCCTGTTACTCAGGTTCATGTTATCTACGATGCTCTGGAGCAACACAGGGTACACAGGGCTATCCTGCTGCATAGTCTGTAAGAGCTGTACAAGCTGTGTAACCTCATACTCCCTAGCTATGATACCTAAGGTTGAGGTAGCATTGAACTTATAGTCCTTTACAGGGTAGTTCTCAGGGTCAAACTGCATGTACCTATGTGCAGCCTTAGTGACAAAGGGGATCAAGAAGGACTGTTGGAAGTTAATTAAGGTGCGCTTATGACGTTTAATAATAGCGCCAAGAGACATAGAGATACCAGCGGCAGTAGCTTCACCATTAACAGCACCAGAGAGTCCTGCTGAGTCAACTGCTCCAGTAGCTTGTTGTACCATCTGTTGCAAGGAGGCAGCTTGGGCGAACGTGATCTGACCCACTTGACCAAAGTTGAACGGCTGTAAGACTTCACGAGGATCTCCATTAGTTAGTATAGTCTTGCCGGGGCGTACCTCAGGCTTGGCCCCTCGTGGGAACTTAGTGGCATCAATGGCTAACATAGGATGTATCGTGAGAGCCAAAGCATCTATTCTAGCCCTAAGCTCAGTATCCAAAGCCTTCTGACTATTGTAGCCCTTCTCACACACACCACGTCCCCAGAACATAGAGGGTACTACGTCCCATGGAAATGCTACCACAGGCCTATCTTGCATCATGTAGGGGTTAGCCTCAGCCTTCAAGAGGACACCACCGTTAGCTATGACTACCACAGCCTCTACGTAACTACCGTCGTCATCAGAGGAGCTTAGGTTTTCTACCTCCTCACCATCATCATCCATGGCCTCATCTAAGAGTTGCTTAGGGACTAAGCCGTAGTACTTCGTTAGACGCACCTTATCATCACTGTATACAGAGATTTGATGGTCAGGCTCTAAGTCACTATCTGTGGACGCTGTGCCTACATAAGTGTCCCTGTAGACCCCTTGCTCCTGTAGTTGCTCCACTAAGTGTGGACTTACGAACTCATCAATGGCTACACCCATAGCATCCTCAATGGATGTGGCTATAGGGTCTATTAGGAAGTTCTGAGGCATCACAGGCTTTAACTTAACAACTACCCTATCTGTAATGTTGACACCTACAGCCTGTAGTTGACCATCCATCATAGGCTGAGTAGCCGGGGCCATCTCTTTGATTTCCTCTAGGACTATCTCACCCACTCCTGTTCCAAAGACTGCTGCGTTGATTAAGCACTCAGCGACAGCCTTACGTACCTTAGTGTTCTCAAAGTCTTCAGTTAACTTGTTCCTTAGGTAGAGTATGTCCTGAGAGTCCTTGTCTCCATAGTTATCTTGGATGTCAAAGAACTTACCTCTACCAAAGGTGGCTTCCTCCATCTCAGCAACATTAGACTCCACGGCTTGCTGGAGAGCAGGGCTGATTATGCGTGAACGCTCTGATTGCTTCTGCTGATCCTCTGCTGCCCAGATACCCCTCCAGAGTCTGTAGTACTCATCAAACTTCTCAGCGTAGTTACTTTCGTAGTTATCTCGCCAGTCCTCTGCTTTAGTCATTACCCAGTCTTCTAGGGACTCATCTATCATCAGAGGATCTGGGCTATATAGGGTGTCTTTCATAATTAGTATCCCGCTACAATATCTAAGATTTCAAGCTCATCTTCTATGAACTCATGTATCCCATAAGGGATGGTCGCTAATTGATCTATGTAAGCCAAAGAATCCACTAAGTCATCGTGCGTTAGTGGATCAGGGAACTGAAAGAGTTGATCTAGGAATCTAGCGTTCCACTCCCCCTTGTTCAAGCTTATTACACCGTTCTCAAAGCGCCCTTGCAACGCCCACATAATACGGTCTGTCTTCTTCTTATTACCGTGGGTTAACTCTTCTACCCTAAAGTACTTCCCATACTTCCTCTGAAGATCCATCAAAGGACTCATCACCGCTTGCTTTGCTATACCCCTCTCAATACCTACCGAGATAGGCTGGTAATCCCTTACTGCTTGGAATATCTTCATCGCTGTTTCATCTAAGGTCCAGCGACCATAAACTATGTTATCAATGTGCCAGTCACCATTGTCACCTACCTTAACTATAGAGATGGCTGTCTCATCTAACTTAGAACTCTTCGTCCTCTTCTTACCTACTTCCTCAAAACCCGCGAGGTCAATGGCTATGTAGTAATCCCCTGCTTCAGGAGCATCACCGTAGTGTACCCAGTCCTCCTTAAACATCTCTGAACCCACAGCTTCAAAGGAGGCCATGAACTCCTGACGAAAGGCATAAGAAGACATCGACTTCTTGGCGACATTAATCTCATCAGGATCTAAAAGGGGGTTATCGTAACTTGTGAAGTGCCAACCTGAGTATGTCTCATCATCACCCATCTCAGCATACTTATAGAGTTCATAGAAGTGATTACGACCCATAGGTGTCCCTATGAACATCGCATGTCCCTTCTGGTCTGCCAACGCTGGACGTAAGACCTGCTCCCATACGTCAGGCTTCATATCTGCGTACTCATCCATCACCAGAAACTTCAAGGAGACACCACGCATAGTCTCCGGTCTATCTGCCCCCTTAAGGGTAATCGTGGCTCCATTGACTAACTTAAGCTGTAAGTTGTTAATGTGGGAACCTGTGATGACATCGTGACCTAACTCTAGTAAGGTTTGCCACATGATGTCCCTAGCTTGACCCTGCGTAGGGGCTACATAGAATACATGACCCCTGTCTGACTGTAGGGCATTAATTATTAACATCCATGCTGCTAACCTAGACTTCCCTGTTCTTCGGCCAGCAGCAACAACCTTGAATCTCGTAGGATCCTCAAATACCTTGGTTTGCCACGGGAGTAACTCTACGTTAAGATCAGTCACTACTTAGGCTCCCCCCTCGGTTGTCCATAACTTAAGCATCTTTAGTTGTCCATTGTCCATCTAAAGGGTCTAAAGGGTCTGAGGAGCCTGAGGAGACCTCTGTAGACCCTACTCCTGTGATGTTAATCTGTATGGCACTCCTACCTGCATCCTTGATTACATCCTTCTCAAAGGCCGCTGTGGGCGCTATACGATCCATTATTAGCTTCCACGCAGCACCTTGGTTCTTATGGTCATCATCTAAGGCTGCATTGAATATGGCCTCTAATACCTTACCTGACTTAGGACTAGCCAACATACGAGCTTTGTATTCATTGATTACCGAGGCATCACCCTTAGGTCTACCTACCTTACCTCTATTACCTACCTTCTTAAGCTCTGTGGATGCCTTTGTAGGCCTACCACGCTTCTTAGGTGCAACTTTAGTTGTATCTGGTTCTTCTGTAGACATAAGTTATCCTCTGGATGCCTATGTTGCCTTATGTTGTCATTTGAGTCCCCTATATGCCTAAGACCCCTTGGATTCCCTAGTTCCTAAAGGGGTTACTCTCTAGAGGGGATCTAAATGAACCTATTTAGTTACCTCCTAAGGGGGCCTTTGGTGTATACCTTAAATTATTCATTAAAGTATTCAACTAAGGGGTAACTTAGGTGGCGCGAAGTCCCTCTAAAGCGTTGCTTAGAATATACTATATATTATACCATATTTCAGAGCAAATGTCAAGGTATTTCTTTGGTAATAATCACATACCTATGGATTCTTAGGCCTCCTTAGGGTTCTTTGGGGCCTCCTTAGGGTTCCTTTTATAACTTTTGGTTCCTTAAGGGGTTCTTTTAGTAAACTTTAGGTATACCAAGGGTTTACATTAGGTAACACTACACCTAGTTTTCTTAAGTTTTACCTTATTTTGACCTATTTTGCACCAAGGGTTCCTAAAGTTCCCTATTTTGTGCCTAGGTAGGTACAACTTTAGTAATTATAACGCAACCCCGGCCCCCCCGTCCCAAAATAGCCAAGGATTCTCGGGCCTCCTCAGTATACCATGGCTGACCCGAGGTGTCAAGAGAAAACATTGGTACTATTCACGTTGACAAGCCAAGCTACTTGTGTTAAGCCAAAGGATCCAAGGGGTAACACAAGGCGCAACCTGTGTCAACCAAAGGTTATGGTATTATTTACGTTGACAGGTGGAGCTATTCGTGTTAGCCAATGTAACCTATGCGTTACACGAGTGGCAACCTAAGTGCAACATAAAGTTGTGGTATTATTCACGTTGACATAAGTAGACAAGTGTGAGCCTAAGTAGGACCTTCTTAGGGGTACCTAGGGGTTGACATAGGGTGACCAATGGTGTACTCACGTTGTACCTTTATATCACGTGCGCGCGCGAATAGCACACCTAAGGAGCCTAAGTCAACTAAAGGAGTTTGGTAATATTAACATCTAAAGAAGGTTGCATCTTAGGGGAACTTAGGTACAATGGTTGCAAGTTAAGTAAATACATAAACAAACAAGGTGAATCAATTATGAACATTAATCAAATCAAAGTTATCTCTAAGCTCTTCCACGGTGTTTCTAATGCTTACCCAAGTAGTACACCGTTTGTAGACATGGTTGCTGATATGCGCTCAAAGAGTGAGTATAGATTCCAGATTGCAAGGGGTAAAGCAGAGCGCTTAAACGTCCATAATAACTTTGAAGCCTTTAAAGAGTTCATGGCGTCTAAATAAAACACTTGACAGCCTAGGTACCTTAGGGTACCTTAGGCCACCTAAGACAACCTAAGTAGGAACTTAAGTCATGCTAAAATTATCTAAAGCTTCTAAGATGCCGTGTCGGTCGTGGTCACTACAGGCCCTAGATACATGTCCAGCCTCCAGAGATGCCTCAGGCGAGCTTGTAGACGCTTGTAAGGGGTGTTATGCCACCTCTGGTAACTATAGATTCCCTAATGTCAAGGCGCCTAGGGTGCACAATAGGGAAGACTGGAAGCGTGACACTTGGGTGGCTGATATGATCCAAGAGTTAGACAACGATAGATACTTCCGATGGTTTGACTCTGGGGACATTTACGATGTACGTTTGGCGCGTAAGATACTCGAGGTTTGCGAAGCGACGCCATGGGTTAAGCATTGGATACCCACTAGGATGCATAAGTTCCCTAAGTTTACGTTAGTACTTCAGAGGCTACAGAGCTTGCCTAACGTGGTACTTAGGTTATCATCTGATAGTATCATGGGTGAAACTATAGAAGGTACTACCACCAGCACAATTGCAACTTTAGAAGATGCGCCCAAGGGGTCGTTTGTTTGCGAGGCATACACTAGGGGTGGTAAGTGTGACAAGTGTAGAGCATGTTGGGACAAGGGTATTTCTGTGGTAACATATATAGGCCATGGTAAGTCAATGGTTAAGAATCAAAACAACTTAATACAAACACTAGAAGTAGCCTAAGGGGCCTAGTTATGCTAACACTTGACACTACCATATGGGTTCTGGTATTCTCTGGAATCCTACTAACAATGTTACCTTGGAGCACTAAACATGACTAAGACAACTAAGACAACTTATGCGGTACAATGGCACGATGGGAGCAACTGGCGCACAACCCACGGTTACCGAGGTGACACGTTAACACAGGGTCTATCTGAGCTAGAGATGCATATTGCAACCTATCCAGAAGTGGAGGCAAGACTAGTAGAGCTAGAGACCACCACGGTTATACAAAAGATACACCTAACATCCCCTGAGGCCACCTAAGACACCTTAAGGTACCCTAGGACCCCTAAGGTACCTAAAAGCTCACACGGGGCCATACAGAGCCTCTCAAGGCCACCTAAGGCCACCATTGGAGACTAAAGAAGATGAAATGCAAAGCTTGTGACGTACTACTGGAAGATTACGAAACAGTAAAGAAGGATAACTCAGGGGATTACTTCGACCTCTGCTCTTACTGCCTAAGTGTGTCCATAGGCACCCTAGAGGATGACTGTGGTAATATTACCGATGAAATACCCTATGATGAAAACAAAATCTATGATATACTAACCTAAGTAATACTAAGGACACCTAAGAATCCAAAGGATTCTAAGAATCCAAAGTATCCTAAGGATTCTAAGTATTCTATGTTTTACTAATTTATTATATAACTAAGGTTACTACTTAAGTAGCCTAAGGAGCCTAAGTTGTGGATGTTTTATTTATACTTTTTATGTACCTAGGTACTTGCTTTGGTTTAGGTCTACTGTTAGGCTTCGTATTAATGAAATAACTAAGGAAAGTTAAGTTATGAATATATTCTACCTAAGCAGAAGCCCCGTAGAAGCTGCTAAGATGCAATGTGATAAACATGTGGTTAAAATGATACTAGAGACTGCTCAGCTCCTCAGTACTGCCCATGCAGAGCTAGATGGGGCCTCGGTAGCCTACAAGCCCACCCATAAGAACCACCCTAGTGCTGTATGGGTTAGGGAATCATCGGATCACTACAGGTGGACTGTGGCACACCTAGAAGCCCTTGGGAGCGAGTATGAGCGACGTTACCAAAAGATACACAAGACTATCAGGGAGCACTTAGAAGCTCTCAGGGAGCCACCTAAGGCCTCTCAGGACCTAGGATTCACTGACCCACCACAATGTATGCCAGATGAGTGTAAAAATGTTGACGCAACGATTGCTTACATGGTATACTATAACCATAAGGCGGATGACTGGGAATCTCGCGGAATGCCTATGAAGTGGTATGGACGCGAGGCAGCATAAGACAACTAAGGAGAACTAGAGATGGACTATTTAGCTAAGGTTACTATTGAGGGTGTCATATATGAGGCACACGTAGACGTGCGGGAGTATGATGGAGAGCTTGAGGCAGACTTGAGTACGTCTCTAGTTTACATTGATGACAAGGTGCACCTAGCTACAGACGTATCAGACGTAGTAATTGATGAGCTACTAG